GACGTATTACGCACCGTGTGAGATTATTCCGTATTCAGCCATTAACACCACAAATCAGATACTAGATACGCTGAATGTCACAATTTATTGGGGAAATTCACGTATTCCCCTCAGATATATGCCGTGGACGTTATTCAACGCACAGCTCAGATATTGGCAAAACTATGTAGGTAGACCTGTTGCTTTCTCTATTTATGGACAACAACAGATTTATATTGGTCCTGTTCCCGACCAGAGTTATTTGATGGAAGTGGATACGGTCATATTGCCTTTGCCATTGACACAAGCAGATTCAAATGCCATTGACCCTATCAATGACCCATATACCACGCCAGTTGCTTTTTACGCTGCTTACAAAGCTAAGTATAAAGAGCAGAGTTATGGTGAGGCAGAGATTTACAAACAGGAATACAACAAGCACGTTCAGGCTGCTCTCAATAGTTCCTTTACAAGACGTATCCCTGACCCTTACTCTAACCCCTACTAATCATGGCATCAGCAGAACAAAAGAAGTCCTATGCCATCATTAAAGCTTTCAAAGGGTTAAACACCAAGGCTAACCGCACGGCTATTGATAAGGAAGAGTTCTCTTGGCTTGAGAACGCCATGCCTATTGGTAGCGGTAATATTCGTATTGTTGCCTCCCAGTCTAATGTTACTTATGCAAGCAATAGCTCTAATAATATTTCTACAACAGCAAATGTTACTTCTTTATATTCAACCAACATCAATTTAACAGATTATTTGGTAGCTTTTGAAGATGACGGACGAGCTGAGTATGTAAGTTTAACAAGTACAGGTTCAGGAAATACATCAGGTAGTCTTGCAAATGTTGCTACTTTTAGTGTGTCTGGAGTAACAGGTGCTCAATACAAAAACCAATACTTTATCATTGGTGACCCTAATAAAGGTTTGTCTGCTTGGGATGGAACTAATGTAAACAAAATAGGTTCTGTAGGTTTAATTGGTATTACCAAAGGTGGCTCTGGTTATACAGAAGCTCCAAATGTAGTTATAGATGCTGCCCCTTCTGGTGGAGTTAACGCAACAGCTATTGCTTTTGTAAGCACGGGTGCGGGTGGTGTTTCTTCAATTACGGTTGGAACAGTTGGTTCTGGTTATACTTCTTTGCCTACAATTACGATAGACCCACCTACGGTAGCAGGTGGAACAACAGCACAAGCAGTAGCCACTATTTCTGCAACTGCGGTTGTTGCTATAACAGTAACTAATGCAGGGTCTGGTTATTTAACTCCTCCAGGAGTAACTATTTCTGGAGGTGGTGGTTCTAGTGCAGTAGCTACAGCCCAGTTAATAACAGGTCAAGTAACAAGTATTGCCCTTACAAATGCGGGTGCTGGGTACACAAGTCCTCCTGGTGTCACTATTACGGGTGGGGGAGGAACAAGTGCCAATGCAATTGCGTCTTTAATTACATTTGCAACAGGAACGGTATCTGTATTAGTAACTAGTGGTGGAGCAGGATATGCCTCTACTCCTAGCGTTACAATTGGAGACAGTTCTGGTTGGTCAACAAGAGCAACAGCAACTGCAATTATGAGTGGGAACACGGTTTCTCAAGTCATTATGACCAATAACGGGGTAGGGTATACCAATACTTCTAATGTCACTGTTGTGTTTGGTGGTAGTCCAACTACTCCTGCAACTGCAATTGCTGTGGTCAACAACAACCCTATAGTAGACGTAGCCACATTTTCAGGGCGTACTTGGATAGCACAAGGTAGGACAGTCACCTATTCTGCTTCTACTTCTCCTTTTGACTTTACTTCAGTTAGTGCTGGCTCACTTACATTGACTGACGAAACCTTACACGGCAACATTTCTGCTCTGTTTTCAGCCAACAACTTCTTGTATGTTTTTGGTGATGACAGCATCAACGTGTTCTCAGATTTACGTGTTTCTAGCACGGGTGCAACCCTGTTTACCAACACCAATGTTTCCGCTTCTGTAGGTACTAAAAGGATTTACGCCATTTTTCCTTACTTCAGAAGTCTTTTATTCATGAACGACTACGGTATTTATGCCTTGGTAGGTTCTACAACATCTAAGTTATCTGACCCACTAGATGGTATTTTCCCTTATATAGACTTCACCAAGCCTGTAACAGGTGGTCAAGTTCTTATCAATAACATCTTGTGCGCTGCTTTTAACTTTTACGTTAGTAGCACTCTTACGCTTGGTCCAAGCCCATCTAGGTACATTCAAGCTGTCTTTTTTGAAAAGAAATGGTTTATTACCTCTCAGGGTGATGCTCTTAATTATATAACTTCTGTTCCTGTTGGGGGAGTTATTAGTTTGTATGGGGTAACTAGCAAACAATTGTTTAGGTTGTACAACAACACTACAGCTAATGTAGCCAGTTACATCCAGACTGCTTTAGACCCAATGGGGGATAGCATTAGAACCAAACAAGCATTAAAATTTGGTATTGAAGCAACTGTTGTTAGTTCAGCCACTTTTACAGTCACAGTAGATTCAGAAAGTGGGTCTAGTCCACCTTATACCTTGTCAAATAGTGTTCTTTGGACTAACTATTTGGGCAACACAATTGGTTGGACAAACAGCAGTTCTGCACTTATAGCGTGGTCTTCTCAAAACGGATATTATCTCTATAAGACAGATGCTCAACAGTATGGTAAATACTTGGGGTTGACGCAAACCAGTAATAGTGCGGGTTTTGTTGTTAATACATTTGAGTTTGAACATGAATTAAGAGTGAGGTTCTAACATGACAGTTCCATATACATTTTCTACCGCAACAAGTGCAATTCCGTTATCTAACTTAGATGCTAACTTTGCCACAGCTATTACGCTCGGTAATACGGCTGTTTACTTAGGGAATACCACTACTTCTATTGGTAATCTTACTTTAGCCAACGTCACTATATCTAGTGTTTCTGCTCCAATTACAGTAGCGCAAGGTGGCACAGGATTAACAACTATTACTGCTAATGGTTTGATGGTAGGCAATACAACAGGCAATATCACTATTATTTCTCCTGGTGCAACTGGCAATGTTTTAGTTTCTACTGGAACAACTTGGTCAAGCACTGCTCCTACTGCTCAAGTCTATCCTGGTGCAGGTATTGCTAATAGCACGGGTACTGCTTGGGGAACATCTTACACAACCAATGGTTCTGGAACGGTTGTTGCGTTAATTACAAGTCCAACATTTGTAACACCTACGCTAGGCGTTGCAACGGCTACTAGCGTTAATAAAGTAGCTATTACAGCTCCTGCATCTAGTGCAACATTGACTTTAGCTAATGGTTCTACATTGGTGACTGTAGGTGCTTTTTCAACAACTGTAACGGCAACTAATACAACTGCGGTTACATTGCCTACAAGTGGAACAATTATTAGCAGTACAACTGCTTTATCTGGTGCAGTTACAGGAACACCATCAAACACAACATATTTAAGAGGTGATGCTACTTGGGCTACTGTTGGTGCTGGTGGTACTCCTGGTGGGTCAAACACGCAAGTTCAATACAACAATAGTAGTTCTTTTGGTGGTTCTGCCAATTTTACTTTTGATGGTACAAACGTACAAATTGCCAATTCTTTAAGTTCTGCAAATACTTTTGGGTTTAAAAATCGTTTAATTGATGCTGGTTTTATAATAAATCAAAGAGGATATGTAAGCGGTACAAGTTTGTCATCAGGTTCATACGGACATGATAGATGGAAAGGTGGTGCTGGTGGTGGTACTTATACATTTACTCAAGGAAATGCTGGTGTACCTATTGTTATTACAATTACTACGGGTGCAATACAGCAAGTAATTGAAGGTTGCAATGTGCCTGAAGGTGGAACTTATGTTTTATCTTGGGTGGGTACTGCTACAGCAAGCATAAATGGTGGAAGTTCTGGCTCTAGTCCTTTAACAGTTACTGGTGCTACTGCTGGTGCAAATATGACTATACAGTTTAATACTGGTACAGTTTCATACCCACAATTAGAAACAGGAACACAAGCAACAAGTTTTGATTACAGAGATTTTGGACGTGAATATATTATGTGCCAAAGATACTTTTATCAAACATCTCCACTTGGAACGGGTGGAGGAGCAGTTAACGCAATAATAATGATTGGTGGAATTGAAGGAACATCTGCTGCCGCACTTGGTGTGCCTTTCCCAACTATTATGAGAGCAGTGCCAAGTGTAAGTGTAAACAATAGTACCCTTTTTACTTTTGCGGGTAGCAATGCACCTGGTGTATGGGCTATAACTACAAATAGATGCACTAAAACTGCGGCAGGTCTTGCTATATCTACTAGTACTACAGTGGGTGGTCAAGCGTGTTATATATATGCTCAGGCTACTGATTCTTATGCAGCTTTTTCAGCGGAGTTATAAATGAATACTTACAAATTGGGTTTTGATTCTTTGGCTAACAGAATAACAACTGCTTTAAGTTCAAATGGATGGGCTATTCCTTTTGACCCTGATAATACAGATTACCAACAATTTAAAAAAGATTTGGTAGACGGTGCATCTTTAAAAGATGCTGACGGTAATGATATGAATCAAGAACAAATTGCAACCTTTTTAGGAACATTGCAATGAGTACAAATGCTTTTACCAAAACAGGAAATACAGTAGTTTTTACGGCTGCTACTTCTGCTCCTACGCCTGTTCAATGCAGTTCTACTACTTTAGGTGGTAATCAATATAGGATTATCAATGCGGGGTCTGTAACCGTATTCTTAGGATATGGCGTGTTGTCTACAGATGCCAGTAACAACGCTGTTGTAGTTACTTCTACAGGCAATGCTTTTCCCCTCTTGGCAGGTACAGATGAGATATTGACATTTGTACCCAATGCTTATTTCACAGGTATAACCAGTAGCAGTACAGCCAGTGTGTACATAACTCCAGGTGATGGGATGTAATCATGTTAAAAACAGTTTCTTCATCTGGTGGTGGTAGTTCTGGGTTTCCAATTACGCTTGGCAATACAACCATTGCTTCAGGTAGCACGACCACAAATGTAGGAAACTTAACTTTAGCAAATGCAACCATC